AAGTGGATCGAGCTTGTAAAAGATCGAATTGAAAAACGTGGATGGTCACAGACTGACTTGGCCATTGTTGTGGGTGTTAGTCCATCAGCTATCACACAACTTTTCAAAGATGGAAAAGGTAGTGATGACTTGAAGCTTCGTATTAACAAAAAATTGCGAATCAACGAGTCATGGGAGAAATTTGAGGAGTAGGAAATCCAAATGAAAACAGCAACAGTAAAAATGTTCAAAGAGCGTCCAAATGGGGACTTAAACGAATTTGTCGTAGAACTAACGATCCCTAGCCGTCGACGTTATGGGGCAGTGATTAGGGAATATATCGAGCGCTTCAATGCTAGAAATCTTGCAAAAATCTATTTTTACGAAGTGCTGGAACTAGAGGTCTCTAAAAACTAGAAAGGAGCACAGATGAACGAAATATTTAATTTCCACGGACATGAAGTCCGTACGATGACAATCAATGATGAGCCTTGGTTTGTTGGAAAAGATGTTGCAGATATCTTAGGATATAGCAAAGCAAGAAATGCAATTGCTCTTCATGTTGATGAAGATGACGCCCTAAAACAGGGCCTCACAGATAATCTTGGAAGAACACAAGAAACAATCATCATCAACGAATCAGGATTATACTCGCTTATCCTATCTAGCAGATTGCCACAAGCGAAAGAATTCAAGCGTTGGGTAACATCAGAAGTACTTCCAGCCATTCGCAGACAAGGTGGTTTCATTCGTGAGGACCTAGACGAAGATGCTTTCATCGCTCTATTCACTGGTCAGAAGAAGCTTCGTGAACAACAAGCTAGCATGATTGAAGATATTGACTACCTCAAAAATGAACAGCCAATTCATCCAAGCTATGCTCAATCTCTACTGAAGAAACGCAAAGCTCGTGTCGTTGCTTGTCTTGGTGGAATCGACAGTCCAGCTTATGCAGATAAGACATTCGCTCAATCGGTCTTCAGACAAGCCGAGATTGATTTCAAGGATCATTTCAATATCAGTCGCTATGACTTACTGCCAAAGAAATTTGCAGAAGCAGCGCTTGCTTACTGGATGACTTGGGAACCAAGCACCAACACTAAAATGAAAATCATGGAATTGAATGCTTACAACGCATAAAAAGCACCTAACAGAAGTCAGGCGCTCAACAAAAGAAACTACTTACATTTTGTGAGGTTTAAATAATGACGAAAATTAATATTACTTTAAAAAATCAAAACGAATTAAATGAAATCTTGAACGAAGTTTCAAAAAAAGCCAAGGAATTGCAAGAAGCAATCACTCGGCTAGAACAATTTGAAATTAAAATTTCAGTAAAAGAACTTGTTGAAAAATAAGTCCTTAGTTCAGAAAATGGTAAAGTTCTTTTTAATCTAGAATCTGGGACGTTCATTATTAAAAAGTCACAATAACTTCACTAAAAGCTAACTAAAAATATAGCTCATGAAATAGTTTTAAGAGCTATAGAACAAAAGAAAAATAAAGAATAGAGAGGATTTTGCAATGGTCTTAGAGCTATTTGGAACCGACTTTAAAGATAAGTTGTTCGAAGAACTTGTAACACTCAACATAAAAGCTATGGAAGAAGCCCAGAGAAGAGCTAGCAGGCAAATCACATGGGTATCCATCAAGGCATTGCAGAAAGCAACTGGATGGGGCAGAACCAAGCTGGAAGAATGGCGTGATCAAGGAAAATTTCAATTTCAACAGTCTGGAAAAGGTGGAAAGTATCTCTATAATTTGGAAGATGTTCAGCGATTCTGTCGAAGTTTACAAAAATAAAAAAAGCACCTCGAAAAAGGCACTTTGAAAGAACTATAGATTAATTATAACACAATTTGAAGGAGAAAAAAATGGATCCTATTAAAAGATTATTAAAATTGATGGATTGGCAAGATGCCAATCGTCCGCTGAAAGTAGAGGAAAAAGCCAAATTGATGAAACTGACTGATATCGATTTTGAAGAGCAGTTGCATCAAATGGCAGTAGATTTCAAAAATGACGGGGTGATTCGAGCATGAGCCTTAGAAAACTAAAATATCTGACAATGATGCTTCTGTTTTTCTTCCTGCTGTTTTCTGTTGTGATGATTAAGGTCTCATACGATCAGCAACAGAAGATTGAAGAACTGGAGCGACGTATGCACTCGCACTCTAGAAGCATTGGACGCTGGGCCGAGATTTTCGGACGAATGGAAGAAACCAACAAGGCTCAAGATTTTATGATCAACAAATTCAACCGGGAACTATTCCCAGAAAAACCAACTGAGGTAGAGGTAGAAACTAATGACAACTATTGAAATTTTCTTGGCAGTAGCGTTTGCTACATATGCAGCACTTTCAGGGTTCGCAATTTTTGTATTGCGTGAAATCATCAAGAAACAAAAAGCAAAAATGAAATATTACAAATCCGCTAAGTATCAGCGGGAACTACTTAATAAACGTGCGACAGAGATCCACAAAAAGAATAGCGTGAAAGGAATGATGACAGCATGAGCGACAACGTACACAATCCAAAACACTACCAGGGGCGGAATGGTCTTGAGGCCATTGATGTCCATCGTAACTTTATGAATGATGAACAGTTGACTGGATACCATTTAGGTAATCTACTTAAGTATCTGCTTCGTTATCGTAAGAAAAATGGCATCGAGGACTTGGAGAAAGCCAAGGTGCACATGGATTGGCTGATTGAAAAAGAAAAAGCTATGCTTCTACAGCTAGAGGCATTAGTTGGAGGTGAAAATGATCAATAATGTTGTACTTATCGGTCGTCTGACTCGAGATCCAGAATTGCGCTACACTCCAACAAATGTTGCTGCAACCCAGTTCAATCTTGCTTGTAACCGGAATTTTAAAAATCAAAACGGTGAGTATGATGCAGACTTCATCAATTGTGTGATCTGGCGTCAACAAGCTGAAAACTTTGCAAATTGGGTCAAGAAAGGCAATCTTGTCGGCATCACTGGTCGCATCCAGACAAGAAATTATGAAGGGACAGATGGTAAGCGTGTCTATGTGACAGAAGTGGTTGCAGAAAGCTTCAAGCTTCTTGAAAAGCGAGACAATTCAGCTAATCAGAATTCAATGGCCGAGCAGATGCCACCTTCATTCGCAGGAGATCCAATGGATATCAAGGATGACGATTTACCATTTTAGGAGGTGACGAAATGGCACAAAGACGAATGTTCAGTAAGAAAATCACTGATACAGACCATTTTCTTGAAATGCCTCTATCTACACAAGCACTCTACTTTCACTTAAACATGGGAGCAGATGATGAGGGCTTCATCGACCGTGCTAGAACGATTCAACGGACAATTGGAGCCAGCAATGACGATATGAAAATTCTTATTTCAAAAGGCTTTCTAATCCCTTTTGAAAGCGGGGTTGTCGTCATTCGACATTGGCGAATCCATAACTACATCCAGTCAGACCGATTCCAAACGACTATTTACCAGGATGAGAAATCTCAATTGGAGTATGATCAGTCAAAAGTGGCAAATTTCAGCACTGGAAAGAAATGTATACAAAATGTATCCAATCCGGAGCCACAGGTTAGGTTAGGTAAGGATAGGTTAGATAAGGATAGGTTAACTACCTATAGTGCTGATTCTGACGAATCACACGAGGAACCTATCCCTTACCAAGAAATCGTCGAGCATCTTAATAACACATGCGGAAAAGGATATACCCACACAGGGAAATCCACTCGCAAGTTGATCCGTGCTAGATGGAATGATGGTTTCCGATTAGATGATTTTAAAAAGGTGATCGATACTAAGAGCCGAGACTGGTTGAAGAATAAAGATATGAATAAGTATTTGAGACCAGAGACTTTGTTTGGAACGAAGTTTGAAACGTACTTAAACGAAAGTCCTCGCTCTAATCGAAACAGTAGCAATGACATAGGAGTTTAACATGATTACATTAGCAGATGTCATTGAAGCATTTGAGAAGGAATTTTATCCTCTCAGTGATTCGATGAAAGAACGCATGTTATCTCATCCTAATCCAAAGGCTGTGCTGGGCAAACTGGCACACCTTATGGATTGTGCGAGGTGTGGCCATGCAGGATAAAGACGTAATTGTATTTGGCCGATGGGCCATGACGAAAATTGACAAGGTATGCCCGAAACATGGTGAACAGATGTATGCGGTCGGACCCAATCAAGTCGAGGTGTGTCAAGCTTGTGGTAAAGAGTCTATCGAACGTGACGAGCAGAAGACACAGCTGGAATACTGGAAGCTAGAAGACAAGCGAACAGAAGCTAAACGATTGGATGTGTTGTTTAATTCGTCTATCGTTAATGCTGAATTGAGAAATGCTACTCTTGGGAACTTCGAAGCAACAACCACTAGGCAGAAAGAAATGCTTTCCGCTGCTAACAGGATAGTGGATGAATATTGCAACGGAGCTACAAACAATGTTTTATTTCTTGGCCCAGCTGGTGTTGGGAAGAGTCATCTGGCTTACGGGATCCTCAAGGAGGTGTCCAATCGGACCAAGAAGCATGCGATGTTTATCAAACTTCCGGAACTGTTAGCGAAAATCAGAAATGATTTTGGCAATGAAGAACATACGGAGCAGAAGTGGATTGCCCGACTTTCAAAAGTTCCGTTTCTTGTCCTGGACGATTTAGGACAAGAGAAGATTAGCGACTGGTCCAAGAGCATCCTATTCTCCATCCTGGACAACCGCAACTGCACGATCATAACAAGTAATCTTGAGAGTAGCGCTGAAATTGAATCGGTCTATAATCAGGCCATCATGGATCGTGCATGCAAGGGTGTCGACAAGGACCACGGATTTAAGTTCGACGGGATGACTAGCATGCGAAGAAAGCATTTTTGATGAGGTACGCTATGGTTGAATTAGTGAAATACGATAGCGATCAGCGTCAACGATTCCCGAAGAATTTGAACCGCTTTCGGAAAGAGCAGGGCTTATCAAAGAACAAGCTCGCTCTTCGTCTTGGGTGGGCCTATAATACGATTACGGCTTGGGAACGTGGGGCACGTATGCCGAACCAAGACGCAATCGAGGACCTATGCTCGTTCTTTGGAATAACCGAGACAGATCTTCTGGGTTCGCCCGTCAAGCTCCGGACGTTCGCCTATTATCACAAAGGCAAGCTCATGGCGACGGGAACGTTGCACGAGATTGCAGACCAGACCTGGGCGAAAATCGAGAGCTTGCGAAGCTTGCTTTCAAAGTCGAAGAATCAAAAAGAAGGTTGGAAGACGTACCTCGTGGAGATCAAAGACGAGACTCGCTATACTATTGAATTTACGCAGACATTTACGATCGACGAGATCGAAAGGCACGGCCTCGAGTGGCTTAGAAATAACCCGCTAGCACGAATTGAGGAGGTTAAGGGATGAATAGGCTTAGAGAGTTACGGTTAGAAGAAGGACTAACCCAAGAATGTTTAGCGCAAAAATTAGGTGTTGCAAAATTGACTATCTCAATATGGGAGAGAGGGATGCATCAAATAAAACTCGATAAAGCAGAAATGTTATCCAGTATCTTCGGAGTGTCTATGCCATACTTATTAGGAATTGATGACGTGAGTGAGCAAGACTTGCCAGTATACAAGCAGTGCATCTTGGAATTAAATAATGTTTTAATTAACTTGCTCCGTAATGCAGATAAACTGACAGCCCAAAATTTGAGTGATATTAAACTACAGGCTAGAAATTTATATGAAAGCCTAGTGGGGTTGCAATACGAGGCGGAAAGGGTAAAAACATGGAAAAAGAGTTAAAAAACCACTCAACAGGGAACCGTATTAAAGAGCTTAGAAAAGCTAATAAGATGACTCACAAAGATTTAGCGGAAAAATTAGGGATTGCCACTAGAACTCTTCAAATGTGGGAAAGCGGAAAAAATCTTTCTTTTATTCCTAAAATGTCAAAATTGGCTGATCTCTTTGGCGTATCAATTACTGACCTTTTTGACCTTGGACCCAAAGGAATGGATAAAATTAAAGAGTCGAGAGAACTCAAAAAAATCAAAATTGTTTTTTCAAATTCACAAGAAGTTGAATTCTTGGTAAACGACCTCACCCAAGATGAACTGACAGAAATCCTCAGTCAGTTTTACGATGGAAGATTGGTGGTAATTGGAAATTTTTATGCAAACCCCAAAAACGTCAACTATATTATTGTTGATGATTTTGAAGAATACGATGAGGAGAAAGAAGATGAATACGAAAGAGTTGATTAAACATTACGAGGATATGTCTGAAAAGCTTAATGTTTTTCCTATTGTTGCAATCAGCAGAGTCTTGAAAGATTTACGACAACTAGACGAACCGAAGAAACCAGTTGTACAGCAGTTTGTGGCGGATTGGTATGAAAAACACAAAGATGATTTTGAAACCAAGTTATTCAGAGCCGTCGATCTAATCCCTAGTGACTACGAAGAAGGTGAATTGAGCGAATTTGAAGAGTGGCTAGTAGATGAACACACAGCACCTTTTCAAACTCTAGTCAATATGCACCAATTTGGCTACGAGGTTGAGAAAGAGAAGCGGTATACAGTGAAGATTAAAGGAGTGCACTTTAATAGCGGTCTGATTTTTGACGAAACAAATAAAAAATGGTTCTTCTCTTCAATCTATGAAGTAGATCATCAAAGAGGACATCACACCCGCAAAGAACTCGAAGAAGCTGGGTTTGGTTGGGTATTTGATTGCCCAGGGATGGAAGTTGAGGAGGTGGAAGGATGATTCCAAAATTTAGAGCGTATGATAGCAGTTCATACACACGTATGTATCAACCAGATGAAGTTATGGTGGGGAATGGTGATATTTGGATAATTGACGAGGACTCTTGTGACAATGAATGGATAGTAAATAATGATCTTCACCTCATGCAATCCACAGGGCTATTTGATAAAAATAGCAAGGAAATCTTCGAGGGGGATATTTTATTCGGCCATGCTGGTGAGGATTTTTGGGAAATCGTCGAATTTGATATTGAAGAAGGTAAATTGATTAGAAGAGACATTTGGTACAATTCAAAATTGGATTTGAGCGAAAATAATGAATTCATGGAAATCGTAGGCAATATCTACGAGAATAAAGAATTCTTGGAGGTAACAAAATGAAAGATTTAATGTTTTGGGGGATGTTCATTGCTTGTTTGCTTATTTCAGCTATGACATTCTACATTATGTATTCTCAAGCGATGGTCAATAGAGATTTGGAAAGAAAATACAATGACTTAAAACAAGAAATTATAAGAGTTTTCGGTTGGGATGAATTTGATTGGGCAAATAATTTTAGGGATTATGCTCGCAAAGTTGACGGACTTATAAAGTTTAAAAAAGAAATTGAACAACTTGAAATTATTAAAAAAGCATTAGAAGTCAAAAGTTTGGAAGAGTTGCAGAAGAAGAAAGAACAAATTGAAAATGTAATCAAAACGTTAGAAAAATAAAAGGAGTAACAGAATGAAACGACCAAATAGATATCCATACACAAAAAGTCAGTGGGAGGAGACAACGACAGCTGTTTATTCGTATAGCAATGAAGAATATGAACTGTTTAGAGGTCTTGAAAACAAATTCACAGGAGAAAGAGTAGAGGTGAAATAGATGGATCTTCAAAATATTGCCTTTCTCGGTTTCGTTGGTGGCTGGCTAGGAGGATTTGCGTGGGCCTTGGTCGCTACGCTAAAAGCCAAGGGCACAAAGAAGGAGAATGAAGCGATGAAAAGACTGATTCGGCAACAAAACGATGTGTTGACTGTAACGTTGAATCGAGAAAGAAAACTAAAAGAACAAATGAAAGAGGAAAAGCATGGACGAACTAATTAAAAGAATTGAGATTTGGTCAATTGATCGTGGGTTAAATAACCAAGATAGTGGCAAGCAAGTCTTGAAATTGGTTGAGGAATTCGGGGAATTGGTCCAAGGCCATCTAAAAAACAATGTTGATCAAATCAAAGACTCAATCGGCGATATGATGGTTGTCATGATTATCTTCTGCCAGCAAGAGAATATTAAAATCAAAGATGCACTGAACAGAACATCTGTCGGACTATTCAACGAACGGCATCTGAAAGACGTTGATAGCTGTCTTAAATTTACACTGCGACACATCAGCCAGCTTGCAGACCGTCCGAGATTCTGGCCGGAATTAGATTTGGCAGCCATCACGGATAGCATCGCAAATATTGGGGGGGCTTACGATTTAACGGTAGAAGAATGTCTTCAAGTTGCTTATGAAGAAATTAAGGACCGGAAAGGGAAAATGGTCAATGGTGTCTTCGTTAAACAGGAGGACATCAAATGACATATGTTGTAAGACAGTATGAAGGCCACTGCATGTGGGAAGGGACTCATCCAGCGAGAGCGAAAGATACAGAGTTCGAAACACTGCATGAAGCCTTGGCATATAGAGCGACATTGACAGGCATGATTGAAATATTCAAAAGAGAGGTGATTAAATGAACCTACGAAGTCGCTATGGATATCTTATCCTGGCACTGAAACAATATCCATTTGACAAAGAAATCAAGGACCGAATTGAAGAAATTGAAGTACCTTGGAAACCATCTGATCCTAACACTGGCATCAAGAGTAACAAGACAGTTACTCCGAAAGCATTATCAGACATCATCAAGAAAGAATCAGATCCAGAATTGCATCGACTCGAATTGATGAAAGAAGCCATTTCTTCAGTCAAGGTTTTAACTCCAGAAAATGAATGGACTGCAATCAAAGCAATCTACATCGATGGAACTCTAACAGTTGAGGGAGCATCAATCAAATACTTGCATTGTAGCAAGTCATTGACCTACAAAGAGGTCATCGAACCATTCTTCAACAAGCTTGAGAAGAAAATCTTTGAGTTGTCAGCTAACAGCAAATTTAAAATAAATTTGGAAAAAAGTTAAAAATTTGACTGAAATCGTGGAAAAATTTTAAAAAAAGGGTGCTAAAATTGTATTATCGGGTAAAACCGAACCGATGGATCCTTATGAAACGGGTTGGGAGTTAGCTCAGTTGGTAGAGCGGTCGGGTTATGACCGGCGTGTCACAGGTTCGAATCCTGTACTCCTAATATCAGCCAAGTCAGCACAAGCTGGCTTTTTATTTTACCTTGAAAGGAGGTGAGTCAATGAACATTGTGGACCCAATCAGGGACAAGGATGATATCCAAGCCATGAAGGAATATCTGAGAGAATGGAACGAGAGGAACTATCTGCTCTTTCTATTTGGAATAAATTCTGGTCTTCGTGTAGGAGATATCCTACAAGTGAGAGTCAAAGACGTGCAAGGATGGTATATCAAAGTCAAGGAGCAGAAGACTGGGAAGCGCAAGCAACTAAAAATGACGAAGATCTTGAAGAAAGAAATCCGAGAGTATATCAAAGACAAGCCACTGCATCATTATTTATTTCAAAGCCGGATAGGGAAGAACAAACCACTCGACAGACGAACAGTTGACTGGATATTGAAGACAGCTGCAATCGAATGTGGAATTGAAAACATCGGGACGCACTCGATGAGGAAAACATTTGGCTATCACTACTACAAGAAGACCAAAGATGTGGCAATGCTCATGGATTTATTCAATCATTCATCTCCTGCAATCACACTTCGATATATCGGAATTAGACAAGATCAACGTGATAAAGCGATGTCTAATTTTGATTTATAG